AAATTTACGATAAGTTTCTTTCAATCGTTGGTACTCGTAGAGACAATTTGGTAAAAAGATACGGCAGTGGAGCAGAGCAAGTAGCTTATGCAACTGCCGTAAACCAAGTTAAAAAGAAAGCTGCTAATAAAACAGAAGAACCTATGGAAGACGTTAAATTGAAAGAAATGGTTAAAGCTGCTTTAACTAAACCATTAGATGAAAAGAAAAAATCATTCCCTGATTTGACGGGAGATGGTAAAGTAACTAAAGCTGATATTTTAAAAGCACGTGGTGTTGAATTAGAAGAAGATCTTGATTTAGGTCATCAAGATAATGAACCACATATGATTAAAGCAGAACTTGCTCACATTGGTAAGTATGCTATGGAATTATATAAAATGATTGATCAATTTGAAGGACCCCAAGAAGTTGATTTTCCGGGATGGTGGCAAGCAAAAATTACCACTGCTAGAAACATGATATCTTCAGCAAAACATTATCTTGAGTTTGAACTTGAAGAACCTAAAATTGATGCTATGGTAGACGTAGCTTCTAAAGAAGATGCTATTGGTGAAGAAATGACTCCTGAAAAATCACAAAAAAAAGGTATGCCCTTTAAAGATGTTGCTATTGATGAAAAATTAAAACCATCAATGGGTATCCAAGCATATATTAAAGACTTCATTAAATCAGATGATCCTAAATTTAAAGGTGAATCTAAAAAAGAAAGAATTAAACGAGCAGCAGCTGCTTTTTATCAAGCTAAGAAATAATGAATCGCGACGAACTAAAAAACAAACTTAGAGTATTGGTTAAACAAGTGTATTCGAACCAAACGATTACACCTGAAGAAGCTATACAATATGATGAGCTAACTAAATTCCCAGAATTAAAAAAGGTTTTAGTTGATCTGCTAACTGCAGAATATGATAGTTTTTTAGCTTCAATTGATTGGGTTGCTCCTCGCCCTACTACATTCAGAATCAACTTGAAAAACGACCAAAATTTTTATTTAATTTATGGTAAACGTAGTTGGATTGCTCAAGTAGAAGGTAAAAAATATTACCTATTAAATTTACCTGAAGAAGAACGTGCTGCACAATCAATCTCCAATATATTAAGATACGGGATTAAAGATGAAAAAGCTGGTGAAGGTGATTTAGCTCCTGAAGATCTAGATACTTCTATACCAGGTGAAACCCCATCAGAAACCCCAGAAACACCTGAAGAAACACCAGCATAATGGATATTTTAGAACAATTTATACGTAGCATATCTTACAAATTTTCCAAAGGATATCCTGACATGAAAGATGATCAGGATATTTTATTGTTAGAAAACGAATTAAAAAAATTAGGTATTGACTTAACAGAAAGCTCATTGTCTCCAAAAGAATTAGAAAAACCATACCCATCAAGAAATGAATTCTCGGGTAAATATGCTGATAGAGGTGAACGATTTTTAGAAAAAATATTAAACGGTAGTGAATTTGAATTAAATGATGGTTCAACTATTGTAATTGATCCTAAAGCATCCTCTGAATTAGTAAATGCTCTTAAAAATAAACAATATAGTGTTTTAAATAAAGGTGCTAAAGTATTAATTGATACTAATGGTAAAGCTTATGCAATTGCTTCATTTAAAAAAACTGAAGAGTTTGGTAGTGGAGCAGGACAAGGTGGTGGAGCAGCAAGCACAGCTGTTCAAGAATCATCTCAAAGTATAGTTAATTCAATAGCATATAAAATTAAAAAAGGAAATATTACAGCAGAAGATTTAACTGATGAAAATATTGATAAAGCATATGAATTAAGTGATGTATCTAGCACTTTAGATGAAGTTAAAGATTTTATTAAAAATCAAAAAAGTTGGACAAATACATTCATTTCATCTGCTAATATATTATTAGCTAATTTTCAAAATCCAAACTTCCAACAACATAGAGGTTCCGAATTTGTAAATAAAATTTATGGAGCATTTGCTATTGCTAAAAAAGAAGCAGGTATATCTATGCAATCGGATAAATGGAATCCTGCGGATATTTGGATGGTAGATACATCTATTCTAGATATGGCATTCCCTACAGAATTAAGTGAATTAAACGCTACATTAGCTGATTTATATGCTAATAATAAATTAATTGGGGTATCACTTAAAAAAACAGGTGCTGAAGCAAAATTAGGTACTTATAATTTAAGTGCTGAAGATAGAGCAGGATACACTTATGAAGGATCTGATTCTAGACCTACCAACAATAATACAGTAATAAATTATAATGATGGTTCTATAACATTTAGAACATTTAATTTTGCTGGTAATTTTGCAGGTGAAATAAAAGGTAAAACAGCAGCTCATGGAAAAATAGGACAAGGTGCTATAAACGATATATTTAGAGCATTTAAAATTAATCCTTTACCTCCGGCTGCAGAAGTACAATCTAAATTTAAAACAAAAGATCCTGATCTATTAGATAATTTTTATAGTAATTATACTAAAATTGTTGGAAATCTTCCAAGAGAAGAATTTGACAAAATAGTAGATGAAAAAGATTTAAATTGGTTAGTATCAAAATACTTATCCACTAGTGTAGCTGCCAAAATTGAAGCTCAACCTGAAAATATTCAAAATGAAATCATTTCAGATATTATTAGATATGCTTCATCCTCAACTAATTCTAGTTCAGTATTTGCTAAGATATCATAATATTTATTAATATGGAACGTTTAAGACATTTAATAAAAGAGGTATTATCTACCCCACCAAAAAAAGATAGTTGTAATTGTGGTTGCCATAGTTGTGATAATGTAGGTAATGAAGGTGTTGTACTAAACGAAAGTTTAGTTAAAAAAGATATATTATCGGAAAATCTGCGATACCACGTGGATAAACAACTCCCACTTACCGAAAACACGTTCCGATATGGTTCACAATCTTTCCTTAATCTATGGGCAGAAGCTCGTTCATTATATTTACGTGAAATTATTCATGTAAATGAAGATGATAAAGAAATTTTAGAGGAAACTGATTTAGGTAACTTTGGTTTATATGAAGGTGTTAAAGTACCTTTAGATCTACCTATGTTAGAGGAAGGACAAGATGCAGTTTGTGCTACTTGTGGTGAGCATGGATATGATGAGGATTTAGATAGACCATGTACTAATTGTGGAGACTATAATTGGTCAACTGATTATGAAGGTTTAGGAGATAAATTTGGAGAAGTATATGAAGCAGCTGAGAAAAAGAAAAATCCACCACTTGGAAAACCAAAACGTGGAGGATCTAAAAAATTCTATGTTTACGTAAAAAATCCTAAAACTAAAAAAATTAAAAAAGTTAGTTTTGGAGATACATCTGGACTATCAGCTAAAATAAACAACCCAGAGGCACGTAGAGCATTTGCTGCACGTCATGATTGTAAAAATAAGACAGACAAAACAAAAGCTTCATATTGGTCATGTCGTTTACCAAGATATGCTAAATTACTTGGCTTAAAATCATCATTTTCAGGATTCTGGTGATGAATAGATTGGATAAAATAATACAAGAAGTCCTACAAGAGGAAAAATCAAAACGCGATAGATGTTTACGCATTGCTGATCGTAAATTTGATAAACCTTCCGCTTATAAATCAGGTGCTGTAGTTAGATGCCGTAAAGGAGATATTTGGAAAGGTATCAAAGAAACAGATGACCCACAATCCGGTAAAGCTGCTCCTTATGGATCCGGATTTGCTAAAGTTACAGAAGAACAAATTCTTGAAAAAGTTAAAGAAACTCTTCGTACTTGGTTTTCACGTAAAGGTGAACCTGGTAAAAAAGGTGGATGGGTAGATTGCAATACTTGCCGTGAAGTAGACGGTAAAACAAAATGTAAAGCATGTGGTAGGGAAAAAGGAGAAAAACGTTCAAAATACCCTTCATGTCGTCCTACAGTAGCACAATGTAAAACACCTGGAAAAGGTACTAAATGGGGAAAAACAAAATAATATGGATACTTTTGATTTAAAACAATATTTAGCTGAAGGGAAGTTATATGAAGCATTAATGGCTTGTCCACTTCCAACTCAAGATTTAGAACTTAACACTCAAAATAGAGATTCATCTATTAAAGCTGATTATATTAAATATGGTCCTTTAAATGTTGATGAACCTGGAGACTATTGGGATGAATTAGCAGAACATTGGGATACAACAGTTGAAGCTGCTAAACAATCTTTATGTGCTAATTGTGCTGCATTTGATATTTCCCCAAGAATGGAAGATTGCATGCCCGGCCCCCTATCAGATGATGATGGTAGATTAGGATATTGTTGGATGCATAGTTTTAAATGCCATTCAGCACGTACTTGTAGAACGTGGGCTAAAGGTGGTCCTATTGAAAAAGATATTATATCTTACGAGTGGCAAGAACGTAAAGGAGAATGACCCCATATACTGATATAGAAGTTACTGATAAATATATTATTCGTGAATTCAACGAAAATATAGACCCAATAGAACTTATGTGGCATCGTGATGATGAAGATAGAACAGTTGAGATCTTAAACGAAACAGATTGGCAACTTCAATTAGATAATAGCTTGCCTACCTCATTAAAAGAACGTATATTTATCCCAAGACACGAATGGCATCGTGTAATAAAAGGAACAGGAACTCTAAAGTTGAAAATACATAAATCATGAAGTTAAATAACTTAAGACAATTAGTTAAAGAAGAATTAACTAAAGCAATAAATGAAAATACCCCAAAATATTCAAAAGGTGATACTCTTATTTATATGGGTACTAAACTTTTAGTAGTTTCGGATGATGGTTTTATTATTAAAGCAATGGCACCTTCTGGAAAAATATTTAAAATTAACTATGGTCAATTAAAAGATCGTGTTAGTGAAAATGAAACTATGAGAGATCTTAAAGATATGCCTTTGGAAAATATGGAAGAAGGTACTTATAAAATCGAATATATGGTAGCTGATGCTGATGGAGGACCTGATTACTCAGATTCTGATACCATAACAATTACAAAAGATGAATTATCTCAAAATACAGACCTTCCCTCTTTAAGTTTTTGGAAAGGAATAGCTCGTAACGCTGCTAATTTTAAAATTTACAAAGTAACAAAAGTAACAAGAGCATAACATATAGACAGATTCATAGCCTGTCGACTTAAAAAAATTATTAGAGATCTGTGGCCTCCTTTGGGATGGCCACTTTTTTTTCGTATATTAAATATATCAAAAATTGAAAATGGACAAAAAAATAGTAATAGTAGGAGCCGGAGTTGCTGGTGTAAATGCGGCTACAAAGTTAGTGGATAATGGATATCCTGGAGAATTGATTACAATAATTGATATGGGTAAGGATCCATACCAACGTTTACCTGAGGAAGTAATGACAGGTTTTCTTGGTGCTGGAGGTTGGTCTGATGGTAAATTAACTTATCACACAGCAATTGGAGGTCAATTATCAAAATATACAGGTGAGGATAAAGCAATGGAATTGATGGATCAAGTAATCACCAATTTCAAACGTTTTCACCCTAAACCAGAGGAAGTACAATGTTCAAATCCTGTTGAGGAACCTGAATTTATTAAACCATATTTCGGTTTACGATTATTCCCAGTATGGCACGTAGGTACAGATTATTTATCTGAAATTGCTAAAAATTGGTATGATTATTTAGTATCTAAAGGTGTACGATTTTATTGGGAAACTAAAGCAACTAAAATTGAATTTGATCCAAAATGGATGGATAAAAACCATAAAACAGGACTAGTTCATATTGAAGGAAAACAATTTGAACACCCAAGAAATGCAATAGAATATGATGAACTTATCTTTGCAGTAGGTAAATCAGGCATTGACTTTGCTCAACAATTAGCAAACGAATACAAACTACCAGATGAACCTAAATCAGTACAAATTGGTGTTCGATTTGAAGCACCACAAGAACACTTCCAAAAACTAATCGATATTTCATATGACTTTAAGTTATATAGAAAATTTGATGATAAAGGAGTATCGTTACGTTCATTCTGTACGAATAATAATGCTGCTTATGTTGCTGTAGAAGAAACATATGGAGATCATAGTTACAATGGTCATGCTAAAAAAGATGAAGCATATAGAAACAATATGACTAACTTTGGTATCTTGATGGAAATTAATGGTATTGAAGATCCATTTAAATGGTCACGAAATGTAGTTTCTAAATTAAATGTGAGTGGTACTATACCTCGTTTTGAAAATGATGACATTTCTAATTTTAATTTCAGAACAGGTTTATATTATTCACCCAATCAAACACGAAGACCATCTTCAACATCTGAAGGTAATTCTGTCACTTGTATAGAATTATTTCATGGTTTAGATAAAATTAGAGAAGCATTTGAAGGTCATTTTCAATATATTGAAGACTTTATTGAGGATATGAAAAAAGTATTCCCAACATTAGGTGATGATTGGGGTATGTATATTCCTGAGGTAAAATATCTATCACCTGAGGTAAAAGTAGATTATAGTAATCTTAGTTTAATCGATTACCCTAACGTACATTTCGTAGGTGACGCTTTAAGCGCACGTGGTATTACAGTATCAGGAGCACAAGCAATTTATGTAGCAGAAAATTTATTAAAATAATATGAAAATAGGATTTACAGGAACAATGTCAGTTGGTAAAACAACACTAGTTAATGCTTTAAAAGAATTACCTGAATTTGCAGATTATACATTTGCAACAGAACGTTCAAAATATTTACGTGATTTAGGTATACCATTAAATACAGACTCAACAATTAAAGGTCAAATAGTGTTTTTAGCTGAACGTGCTAGTGAATTAATATGTGAAAATATTATAACTGATCGCACAGTCATTGATGTAATGGCGTTTACTAATTTAGCTAAATCAATTCCATACTATATAGGTGATGATTTTGAACAATTGAGTTCGCATTTAATTCGCGAATATGATTATATATTTTATATTTCACCTGAGGGTGTAGAATTAGAAGATAATGGTGTTCGTACTATTGATGAAAAATATCGAATGGATGTAGATACAGAAATTAAAAAAATCATCAATTCATACAAACCTAAAATTAAAACATATATTGAATTATCTGGTACTACCGAGGAGAGAATACAAAAAATTAAACAAGTAATGTCCCTCTAATATTTATCAATAAACTATAAAATGAAACAAACTCGTTTACTTGAAATCATACGTGAAGAAATCGCTAGCGCTTTAGGTGAAGCTGCTACAACATATGCTGGAAAGACATCAATTGATGATCTTAAAAAAGATAAAGCATTTAGTTCATTAACAGGAGATGCAAAAGCTGATTCTATAGAAAAATTATCTGGTGGTGGTACAGTAACTATTGGTGAAGAAAAACGTAAAAAACTAGCTGAAAAATACCAAATCGATGAGGAAGTAATCAACGAAATGGCTAGTATTAAACAGTTAAAAAGTGAATTAGAAAGACAAGGTAAAGAAACTGAATTAAAAGCTATTGCTGCTGCAGAACGTGCTGTATTAGATACTCTTAAAGCAGACCCAACAATTACTACAGACGGACGATTGAAAGGATATGTTCCTACACTTAAAAAAGAATTGTTAAATACACATAATATTAAATTACAAGATTTATTATCTAAAGTAGCTGGAAAAGCAGAAGATGATGGTGTTAAATTTAGTAGTGATATTGCAACAAATACAATTGAAAAAGATGCTGCAAACCAATTAACAGGAAAAGAAGCAGGTCAACGTGGAAGAAAAGCTACAGAAAAACCAGCTAAAGCAGAAAAAACTCCTAAAGCAAAATCAGAAAAAGCTCCTAAAGCAGAACCTATGGATGATGAAGATGCTGAGGCAACAAAAGCAGCAGGTAGCGATGAAATGGCTAAAAAATTAGGTAGTACACCTGAAGAAAAGAAAATTAAATTCAATCAATTTTTATCATCTGTAAAGAAAAACAAAGAAGATAAAGCAAAAGTTGATGCTATTTTAAAATTAGCAAAAGATAAATTTAAACTATCAAGTGCATTGATAAATGATTTAAAACGTGCTGCTGGTAGAGAAGTAGAAGCATAATGAAAAATAAAACATTTCAATTAAAGTTATCCCATCTTATTATAGGTGGGATAATTTTGTTGTTAGTTGTATTTCTTGTTAAATGTAACCCAACACAAGATATTCCAAATAACTACGATAAACAAAAACGTGAAATAGATAGTCTTGGAAATATTATTAATGGGTTAAAAGAGAATCAAATTAAATTAAATAAAAATTTAACAGCACAATATGCTAAAGTTGATTCATTAAATAAAGAAATAACAGCAACAGAAAAAGAACTAACTCAAACACGTGCATATTATGGCAACAAAATTAAAAACATTACTAGTTCTTCTCCTGCTGAACTTAACGAGTTTTTCACAGAAAGATACTAGTAAAATCTGTTTCCCGTACTCTACGGCTAAAAAAATAGCAATAGATTTAGTTAAAGGTGATTCAGCTATAGCTGAGCTAAAGATAGTTAATAAATTAGTTTGGCAATTAAACGAGAAAATTGATACACAAGATAGTATCATTAAATTATATGTAGTAAAAGAACAAAATTATATTTCCCAAATAGACAATTACGATAAAATACTTGTTAAAAAAGATGAAATTATCACTGGTTTAGAAGGTGATGTAGCTACATTGTCTCGTAAAAATAATCAACTTAAAAAAGGAATTAAATGGCTTGGTGGAGGACTCGTGGCTTCCATACTTACTATTATTACATTGATCGCAATTAAATAATGGAAGAAAGAAATTTAAAACAGGTAATCCGAGAGGAATATGTAAAGTGTGCTCAATCACCAGCTTACTTTATGAAAAAATATTGCTACATCCAGCACCCAAAACGCGGACGTATTCAATTTAACTTGTACCCGTTTCAAGAAAAGGTTTTAACACTATTTCAAGAAAATTCTTATTCAATTGTATTAAAATCAAGACAGTTAGGTATCTCAACATTAGCAGCAGGTTACTCACTTTGGTTAATGTTATTCCATGAAGATAAAAACGTGCTATGTATTGCAACTAAACAGGAAACCGCTAAAAACATGGTTACCAAAGTTAAGTTTATGTACAATAGTTTACCTTCATGGTTAAAAGAAAAAGATAAACCCGCCGAGGAAAGTAAATTAACTTTACGTTTAAATAACGGTTCACAAATTAAAGCCACTTCAGCATCAAGTGATGCAGGTCGATCAGAAGCCGTTACTTTGCTAATAATCGATGAGGCTGCCTTCATTCATAGTATTGGTGAGATTTGGGCATCTGCTCAACAAACTTTAGCTACTGGAGGGGGCTGTATAGCATTATCAACACCTTACGGTACAGGTAATTGGTTCCATCAAACATGGGTTAATGCAGAAATGGGTGACAATAGTTTCTTACCAATTAGATTACCTTGGCAAGTTCACCCTGAACGAGATCAAGCATGGAGAGACCAACAAGATAAAGATTTAGGTATAAGAATGGCAGCACAAGAGTGTGACTGTGACTTTACCACTTCTGGTGATACAGTATTCCAACCAGAAGATATTGTATTCTATGAACAATTTCATGTAAGAGAACCATTAGAAAAACGTGGTACTGACCAAAATCTATGGATATGGGAACCAGCAGATTATTCAAGAAATTATTTAATTGTAGCTGATGTTGCTCGTGGTGATGGTAAAGATTATTCTGCGTTTCATATTTTTGATGTTGAATCATTTACTCAAGTTGGTGAATTTAAAGGTCAATTAAACACAAAAGATTACGGGCATTTACTAGTTAGTATTGCTACCGAATATAATAATGCTCTATTGGCAGTTGAAAATTCAAGTATTGGATGGTCAACAGTTCAAACTGTTTTAGATAGAGGATACCAAAATTTCTACTATTCACCAAAAGGTGGAGTTAATAATGTAGATTCTTTCTTTGATCCATTTATGGATACAAGTAAAATGACACCTGGATTTACTATGTCTACGGGTACGCGCCCTATATCAATTGGTAAATTCCAAGAAGCTGTTATGGATAAAGGAGTTGTTTTTCACTCTGTTCGATTATTGGAGGAAATGAAGGTATTTATATGGAGAAATGGTAGAGCAGAAGCCCAATCAGGCTATAATGATGATTTAACTATGGCATTCGCTATTGGTTGTTATTTACGTGATACCGCTTTCAAATTAAGACAAAATAGTATGGATATGACTAAAAGCATGCTTAATGGTATTTCTTCTAATACTTCAAAATATTCCGGTGGATATTCAACTGGAGCTTCGTATGCTGACCAATATAATAACAATCCATATAAAATAGATAACCCTTACTCAAATGGTCAAGAAGATATTTCTTGGCTTTTATAAAAAACAAAAATGGCAAATACAGGACTATTCTCAAGACTACAAAGATTATTTTCAACTGATGTAATCATCCGAAATGAAGGAGGAACACAATTGAAAGTAATGGATGTTAATAAAATCCAAGTTTCAGGTGAATATGAAACAAATGCACTTGTAGATAGATTTAATAGAATCTATACTAATTCACATACATCCATTTATGGATACCAAAGTAGTTTTAACTACCAAACACTCCGACCTACCCTATATTCAGAGTATGATGCAATGGATACAGATGCAATTGTTGCTTCTGCATTAGATATTATAGCTGATGAAAGTACATTACGTAATGATATGGGAGAAGTATTACAAATCCGTTCATCAGACGAAGATGTACAAAAAATTCTATATAATTTATTCTATGATGTATTAAATATAGAATTTAACTTATGGCCTTGGATTCGTAATATGTTAAAATATGGTGATTTTTTCTTAAAATTAGAAATTGCTGAAAAATTCGGTGTATATAATGTAATCCCTTACAATGCATTTCATATCGAAAGACAAGATGGGTATGATAAAGACCACCCCGCTTCTGTAAGATTTAGATTTGATCCTGATGGTATTTCATCACCTTCAGATTATGGTTATTACAACGTACCTAATTCTGGTGGGCAAGGTAATTCAATTTATTTTGACAACTATGAAATGTCACATTTCCGTTTATTAACGGATACTAACTTCTTACCTTATGGTAGATCTTATCTAGAACCAGGACGTAAATTGTTTAAACAATATACAATGATGGAAGATGCAATGTTGATTCATAGAATTGTTCGCGCGCCTGAAAAACGTATATTCTATATTAACGTTGGTAACATTGCTCCTGCTGAGGTAGAAAATTTCATGCAGAAAACAATTTCTAAAATGAAACGTACTCCATACATTGATCAACAAACAGGTGATTATAACTTGAAGTATAACATGCAAAACTTACTTGAGGATTTCTATATCCCGGTTCGTGGAAATGACCAAGCAACTAAAATTGACAATTTAGGTGGTTTACAATATGATGGAATCCAGGATGTTGAATATTTAAGAGATAAATTATTTGCTGCCCTTAAAGTGCCTAAAGCATTTATGGGTTACGAAAAAGATTTAACAGGTAAAGCTACATTAGCTGCTGAAGATATCCGATTCGCACGTACAATTGAACGTATTCAACGTATTGTAGTATCTGAATTAAACAAAATTGCATTAGTTCACTTATATACTCAAGGTTATACAGATGAATCATTAACAAACTTTGAATTATCTTTAACTACTCCTTCTATCATTTACGATCAAGAAAGAATTGCATTGATGAAAGAAAAAGTTGATCTAGCTGCTCAAATGATGGAAGCTAAATTGTTACCAACTGATTATATCTATGAAAATATATTCCATTTAAGTGAAGATCAATATGATGAATATAGAGATTTAATTGCTCAAGATGCTAAACGCAAATTCCGT